AACGCCATCCAATGCTTATCGGGCGGGAACAGCCCAGACTGTAGCCGATTAGCAAAACGATTGACGCCGTGAACCGCCGTGCTGTCGAATACCTTGCCCGTCTTGTGCTTGCCGGATGTTCCAGATTTCCAGCTTCCGTCATACAGGTTCCGCTGGGGTAGAGCATATTCGTAACATTGCTCATAAAGATCGCGCCAGTTTTCCTTGGCCGACCACGCGGTATCAAACCGCTTTTTGATCTTTTCAACCGATTGCGAGGGCTTCCGCCTAGAACGTCGTGCCATGGTCTTTTCGATTAAAAATTGTACCGGAGGAGCCAAGTGTTGAGGCGTTGGTAAACGAGGACGCTAATAACGGACGCCGCCGTTGTCGGAGATTACGTTGTTCACCGGCTTCGATGGCGGCATTGTCGAACAACGGGTCTTTCTTCACGGGGGCTGTCGCCGCTGTCGCCGCTGTCTCGCTGGGCGCTGCAACGGGGGCTGGCTGTAAATAAGCGGGTTTTAGGCGAACAGGTGGAGGGCTATATCCCCCAACTGGGCCGGTCGCCGGGGAATTTGTGTTAGCCTCAGCCTGTGACGCAATGCTACCAGCATGGCTACCCCCACCACCCGCGCCAGTGCCGCCGCTCATTAACTGGACCCCGTTTTTTGCTTGAACGTCACATCACCGAGTTCCGTCTGCTCAGGAACGCCGAGATAGGCGCTTTGCGTATCCAGGAGCGGATCAACGGAGAGGAGGCTGCGTTTTCCACCTTGGCGACGAGCGCGGCGTCGGGCGGCGAGCGCCTTCGCGTCTTCCCGCTCCTTCGCCTCAATGCGCTGTTCTTGCTCCTTCTGCATTCGCAGAACTTCCGGGTCTGGCCCTGGGGGCGGTGGGGGTGGCGCTGGCGCCTTCGGACTCAAAATCCCGCCCATTACTTAACCTCGCAAATATGTAAAAATCTTCACCATCAGGGCCGTATTTTTGCAACAAACCCTCCTCTAAAAATCGCATCTTCTTGATCCACCGTATAGCCTGAAAGTTTCGTGAATGAACCGTGCATTGCAGGCGATTCATCAATAACTCGCCAATATAAATATCAAACATTTCCTTTGCGACGCGGTGGAAGGTGCGGCCATACAGCGGTAACTCAACATCCGTGACCATCCACACTTCACCGACACCGCGCCACAGGGGAACAATGCCGAAAGCGCACACGGGTTTGCCATCTGCAACCCCGCACCAAGCATATCCGATGTTATGATAGGATTTCGTCAACTCCTCGTAATTGGGGATATTATCGGGAAACACTTGATCCCATTTACGCAGGGTCATCAGCTTGAGAAGGCCGGGATGAAATTCGACAAGTTTCCGCGATTCATCGAGTTTCATGTAGCGATTGAGTGCGGCGATATCGTCAAGCATCGTAAATATCGAAATCTATTTTCGCCTGTGGAATTTGCCGCCATGTCATGGGGCGTCGGGTCATCCGCTTGTGTTCGCCACCGCCTAGAACGAGGTAGCCATAGGCGTCTCCAACGTGGCTGTGTTCGTTCTTGTTGGGAACATCCTTGAAGCGCTCTTGACCGGCGCCGATGGCAACACGGGAGAAGTGGTAGCCCCCGGCCAGCGCCTTACGGATACGGGCGCATTTGCGACTAACCAGCAATCCGGGCTTCTTGTCGATGAAGCGGATCATGGGCGCTGCCATTGCCTCACGCCGCGTTTTCCAATCATTCGTCGCCGTGGGACGCGCCAACAAGCCAATGGATTGGAGGTAAGCAAACGAGGTGGTTTCGTAAATCTGGTCGCGCTGCTGGCCCGCCGGATCGCCCCAAATCATCACCTCCGCTTTATGGAACAGGGTTTCTATTTCCGCCTTCAGTTTGGTGCCGAAATTCTCCAGCCCCATGTCAAACGTGACGAGTTCATGGATTATCCGCCATTGGCCGCTGACCGTCCGTTGGCCAAAGACAGCAGCGGGTGTCAGTCCGAAATCAAGGCCGATTTGCAGGGGAAGCGTTGGATCGTACTCAAGCGTTTCCTCCGTCATCGCCTCGTCGTCATACTCAGGCGTGATCGGCTTGCCCTCGACAACGTAGGTATATTCCCCCTTTGCATAGCAGCGTATCCAGTCCAGATTCTTCCCGCCGACGAGCTGATCGTAATACCCAGGCGGCAGGTTCTTGACGTTTTCGGCGGAAGGATTTGCCATCCACCATTTACCAGCCGACATCACAAACCCATTGAACTCGGCGTTTTCGGGTAAATCCGTCTCCGGCACCTCAAGCACACCGGACGGTTGGCGGTGGAAATCCCAGGCATAGGTGCCAAGCGGCGCCTCCTTGCCCTCTGCCAGCCGCCAGTACCAGTGATCCGAGTCACAGGGGTTGGTATCCATCCAGATACCGCGCCATGTGGGACCGCCATCGGCCTTTGTCGGGTATCTTCCAACGCGGTGGGTTAAGCCGTCCACAATGGCTTTAGGCAACTCACGGCACTCATTGATCCAGGCGCCGGTCAATTCCAACGAAAGTAATTTACGCACATCCTTGGGCTGATCGAGGGCCAGGAAGATTACCTCGCAATCGACGCCGTGCGCTCCGTCGCGGCTGGGCAGCTTGATGTGATGGGTGATGGGCGGCGACCAATGCGCCCTGCCCCAGATGTTTTCAGGAAATATCTCCATCCATGTTTTGAGGGTGGTGGTTCTGAGCATCGGGTAGGAGTTCCGCACGACGACAAACCGGGTGTAGCGGATGCCGTCACGGGGAGATGGTTTCTGTTTGACCGCTCTCAGCATGATCTCGGCAGCACAGGCATAGCTCTTGCCACTTCCCACCGGCCCCATCAACCCGCGCACAAATTTATCCGAATTAAGAAACTTCCAGATCGTGGGCGCTGTGGAGAAATCGAGGTTGAGGTCAGCCGTGTCACTCATAAGCTGCCGCCGGTAGCGAATAAATCATTTTGCGTTAGCCTTAGATTCCAATGCACCGGAGTTTGGATTGCGTCAATTTTTCGAGCCATTCGTTCCGGGCAAACTTGCATCTGCGCGTAATTGATAGCCACGTTCACGCTATCGGCGCTCGCAAAAGGCCAATGCTCGCCCTTGGTGTCTAAGCCACGCAACATATGCACCCAAGGTATCGGCCCATTTTTAGCAAGGACGTTAAAAACCAAATCCATACGCCGACACCAATTTTCACTTAACACTTGCCAGTATTGACCACTGGACCCAAAACAAACCTTTCCCCACCCGCCTTCAGTTAAACTCAACAAATGCTCGACTGGTTCATCAACGTGCCACACGACACCCGCTAGGTCTTTGCGATGTGGCCATTGTTTTATTAGCCCTAAGTTTTGCTCAACACTGCCGCCAATCACATCCGGGACCACAGCCCAATGCGGATGACCTAGACGGGGTTCGAGCCACTGATAATAACCGTCCCAATCAGTATGTTTTTGCTTTGTGTAAAATGAGAAAGCGCCATTGTCGTGCATAACCGATTGCGCATGTGTCAATGACCAATCATCGTCTCGATGATCGGCAAAACTGACGCACATATGCTTTCCGGCCATCTTTTGCCTCTCAAGTTTCGGCGTAAATGGCGTTCCGTGATAGTGGATCATGGCGAAAGCCGCTGAAAGCATCGAGCGCGATACCGCATAAAGGCTATCACGGGCAGTGCGATGATTGCCGCCCATAGCTTCCCAACAACTTGCCCCTCTATAAACGCCACTGAACCAAACGCAATGAAAAGAAATAAAGCGCTATCAGCAATTGCCCCCACAAGCGAGCTTGCCAAAACAGCCAAATACAGTTTGTTTTTTTGAAGAGGGTGATAGATGCCCGTATCTAGCAGTTCCGACACGACAAACGCGACAACTGACGCCAAGACCAAATATGGATCAGCCACCATCCAACTCAGAATGGCCCCCAAGGCAATTGCGCCGAATGCCCACAACAAACCACCTGTTCGATGCACGAGATCGCGCAGGACCAAGGCAACTCCTATAGCCAGCACACCACTCGGCGCATCAAGTCCGGGTGCAACTGGGATTAAGCACGGACCATCAGGAACACAGGTTGTGCCAACATTGCTGATCAAGTAGTTGGCCAAGGGCATACAAGCAGCAAAACCCGCTGTGTATAGAATTAGCTTAACCATCTTTTTCACTCCTTCCCCTCGCCAACTTCCTCATAGGTGGTGGTCACATCCGGCCCAACCATCTTGATGCCGACAACGGACGGGGCATCCGGTCCTTTTTCCGGCGCTTCCAGCAACCCCGCCGACTTGGCAAGGACACGCAGAACGGAAACCTTATCGTGCATCTCAAGCTCCAGCGTCGGCTCACCGCCGCGTGACTTGGTGACGCGGATACGCTTGATCGCACAGGCCACCTCGTCGGGGATATCCGCCGATGCCTTGACCTTGACGTTGCCATGCTCATCCCAGGTGAGGACATCGGTGAGATTGGCACCGGCAATATTGAGGAGGTATTGCGCCACGGCGTTTTTGTTGTGAGCGACCACATCGTTGCGGCCACGGAGGCGTTGTTCCAGCCGCTTAACGCCGCCAAAGCGCCCTGTCGGACTATGTGTCCCGGCCATCGGCCAACTCCTCCATCCAGATTTCCGCCATCGTTTTGATGATGCCGTCCGGTCCCTCGAATGCTTGCGGTGGAGGGCGTCCCAGCATCTTGTAGACGGAGGCGTGGTTTCTTCTGGGAGCTTGCTGGCGGAGCCACAGCCAATGCTCGACGGCGATTTCCTCCGCTTCTTTCACCAACTTTGTCATGCCCGAATTTCCGTAATCTTGATGCCGTATTCAGCTTCGGTGAGTTTTTTCTTGAGGCGGTAGATTGCTG